TCCTGCGCCCCGAAGAGCGTGGACCGAATGCCCGTCGACGTGACGGCGAGTTGCGGCGCCCACGCGCCCGTCTGCGGTGTCGCGGCCGGGAATGTCTGGAAGGTCGCAGGCGCGACGTCACACCGGCGAACCCAGGCCGGCAGGTAGGGAGACCACGTCCAGACATGCGGCAGGTTGTCTTGTCCGTACACGCCGTACGCGAGGAGCTCACCGCCGCGCGTGTCGAGCCAGTCGATCGCCGGGAGGGATTGCGGGGGGAGGTCGTAGGTCTGTGTGGAAGCCGGCTTCTGGTAGCCGTTACGCGGCGTCCACGCGCCCCTCGCGTTCATGACCACGTTTTCAGCGTGCAGCCATCGGCCATCGGCCGGGAGGAGACGCCGATCCACGTCTTGCTGCAGGCCGGACCCTGCGCTGATTTCGAGTTGCTGGACCTCGAGGGGCATCACCACACCCAGACATCCGCGTTGCCCGCTGCAACGCTCGTGAGGTAGAGCCGCTTCTCGTCAGGGGCCTTCGTCTCGAACGCACCCGCGACGTTCGCCGCGTCGGGCCGCGTGATCATCCATCCGGCCGGGACGCGCCCGAGTCCGTGTGCGAGCTCGAACGCACCGGGAGCTGGGAAGGCGACGCGGTCCGGCGTCCGGCCGTTGACGGCTGGGGGCTTCACGCGCTGCGCGCCGGCGAACGGCGCTTTCGCGGGGCGCTGGGCGTCGTCGGTGACTTTCTCGAGCGCGGTGTCGACGCGCGCGTCCCCCGTGCGCACGTACCTCGGCTGAGGGACAGCCGGAGGCGTACCGGGACGGGGCAGGGCGCTCATACCCGCCACCGGCGCCGGTAACCGCCCATGCGCGCGCGCGCGAGCTCGCGAATGCCGCCGCGCACGTCCGTCACCTGTTCGGGCATCCCTTGATCACGCTGGCCAGCGGAAGCGCGGATCCGCGCTTCGAGGCGCGCGCATTCCTCCGCGGCGCCGGACCAATCCGACTCCTCCTTTTTCAGCCACTTCCGCGCGAGATCCCACGCGATCCATTCCTCCCAGCCATTCACGCCATCGTACCAATTGTCCACGGTCGGGGACGGGTCCGTATTCAGGATCGGAATGAACCGGTACGTGACGAGAAACGCCACCTTCGGAACGGGAAGGATCTCGATCTTCGCGAGCGGCGCCGTCCCCGGCGTGCCGGGAAGCCCCTGCGTACCGGTCAGCCGATAGCGGGAATCCTCCGGCTGCGCGTAGCCGAGGATTCCGTCCGAGAGCAGGCCGGCAACGTCCCGCTCCATGAACGGCGAGAGCGCCACGACGCCGGGGACCGTGCTCGTCACGATGTAGATACCGAGCAGCGTCAAAAAGCGCGCGTTCAACGTGTAGAGCTTCGTTCCCGGAACCGTGGTGAACGAATCCTCACTCGACGCGTAGGCTTGGCCGAATGCCTCGCGCAACATGTCCATGAGCGCCTGCGCGCTCGCATCGCACATTTCCACGGCTTCCGCCGCCGAGACGAACGTGGAATTCTCCATGTTCGCTCGACGGCGCGCCTTTGCGATGATGGCGTTTCGCGAGACACCGGCCACGGGTCAGCCCTCGTCCTCTTCCTCGCGCCCGCAGCACGCGACGAAATTCTCGAGCGCCATCGCGACGGCGGACATGTCGAGCCGATCGGGCTTCAACCCGAGCGCTTCCACGAGCGTCCGCGCCGCGTCCTCCATCTCGGACGGCTCGTCCGTCTCCTCCGCCTCGACCTCCTCGCCCTTCCCGTCTTTCGACGGTCCGAGCGCGATCATGAGCCCCCCGCCCTTCACGTGCTCACCGTCGAGTTTCGGACCGTGAGCGCGAAACTGACCGTCTCGTCCGGCGTGGGATCGAACGGCGCGCCCGCCATGTCGAGCACGACGAATTCGATCCGCCGAAGGTCGACGTCCGATAGCGACGAGTAGTCGCTCATGAGCACGACCGACGGAACGGCCGTCCCGGTGTCAGAGTAGACGTTCCCGTCGAGCCTGACGAAGTCGGTGGGCCAGTTCTCCTTGAACTTGATCCGATACCCGCCCACGCCGGAGCGCGAGACGGATTCAACGGCTTCGCTTCCTGCTTCGAGCGTGGGGGCGCCCACACCGTTGAAGCGGATTCGACCGAGCAAGGTGACGATGAAATCCTTCGAGACCATCGCCGCCCGCTGGCGCGTTTTCGTTCCCATGTGATTCTCCTTTCGAGAGAGGGATCCCCACCGGTTGCCCGGCGGGGTATCGCTCAGAACGTCACGCGAACGACGTGCAGCGGCTCGCGCACGCGGAACTGGCCTCGGTAGCCGACGCGGAATTCGATCGCATCGGCGCTCGCCTCGCGAAGGATCCCCTTGTTGTCGAGCGCGCCGTACTCGAGGAAGCGCGGCGCCTTGCCGAGCGTGCGCAGCTCGAGCACGTCGAGCTTCACCAGGTACGCGGTCCCCTTCGGACAGTCGGGATCCGCGAAGACCTTGAGCGGCTGCGCGTTGCCGGTCCCGACGATCATGAAGCCCTCGTACCCGACAGCTCCACCGTCCGTGGACTTCTCGTAAATCCGCTCGGCCTTCGCGCCGAAGCCGATCGTGATGTCCGAAACGTCGTCCGGGTTCGCGAAGCAGTGCGTGAGCTTCGAGCCACGCACGAACGCGTAGGAGAGCGCCTTCTGCAGCGTCTGATCCTTCGGGCCACCGCCGCCGTTGTACCTCTGCCCGGCGAGGCGCGTGGGCATCACGGAGCGGTCGACACCGAAGAAGTTATCGCCGGCGGTCGGCGCCGTCGCGGGGCACCAGTCCGAGAGACCGGAAATCTTTTTGTTGTAGTCGCCGTCGACGAACAGGTAATCGCCGGCCGCGAAACCGGCGATGCCGGCATCCCACGCCGCGGCAGCGGAGAGGGTCCCGGTGTCCTCGTCGATGGCCGTGATCTCGACCGCGCCCACGTTCTGAGCGCCGGTGCCATCCGTGGACGAGCTGCCGATCTTCATGCCCACCGCGAAGTGCACGACGTCGAGCGGCTGGGCGAGCGTGAACGTCAGCGCCGCGGCCACGTAGGCCCCGACGCGCCCGATCGTGCCGCTCTTCCCGCGGTACAGCGCACCGGCGAGGGAGATCCCGATCGTCGTGAACATGCCGGCGATCTCGAATTCGAGACCTTCGGCCATCGTGTAGGGGTCACCCACCGCGGCCTCGAGAGCTTCGCCGTCGATGCTCCCCAGGCCGTAGTCGGAAACGCGCGTGAGCGTGAAGTCACGCTGCGCGTTCGGGTTCTTGTTCGCCTGGGCGTTGGCGAACGTCGCGCTTCGCCCGTTGCCCTGGGCGAAGTTGACCGTCTGGACGTAGTTCTTGCCGCGGAAGGTGTCGTTCTTCGGAACGAGACCGAGCAGCGGGTGATTCTCGTACGCGAGAACGGCAACGCGCTTCTCGAATACGGTCTTGAGGATCGGTGCGAAGCTGGTCAGCGATGCATTGGTCATAGCGTCCTGTGTGGACGCGAGAGCGACCGATTACCGCGAAGCGCCGAGCCCTCGAATGGCTGCGGCCAGTGCGGAAACGGTGCCCTCGCGAGTCGTGGCGGGCTGGGCGATCTGCGACCGCTCCTTTCCCGCTCCGTTCGTGAGAGTGCGGACACCGCCCCGCTTGCCGCGAGACTCGCCGGGGGATGCGCCCCGTTCGCCTGGCGTCGTGCTGCTCGGCACGCCAGCGCCTCGTTTCGCGAATCGCTTCGCCTCGCGCGCGTTGTACTCGCGCAAAATCTCTTCGTTCGTCGGGAGCCGATCCCACCCCTGGCCAGGGTGCGCAGCGTCGAGCCGCTGCAGCTCCGCGTGGATCTCGCGACCGATCTCGATCGACGCCGCGACGAACGCAGGCCCCGGGAGCGCGAGCACCACGCGCCCGCTGGTGTCGTCCTTCTCTGCGAGGAACGGGTACTTTTCCGGGTCCGCGGCCTCCGTCAGGAACGCGCGCCGCTCGTGCTCTGCCGCGGCTCGAGCGTGCTCGGCGCGCTGCTTCTCCTCGGCTTCGCGCCGCTGCTTCTCGGCCGCTTCGATCTCGACGCGCGCAGCCTGTCGCGCGCGCTCCTCCGGCGTGTCCTCCGCCAGGATCTGCTCGGTCAGCGCATTGATGTCGATTCCGAGTCGCCGGATCACCTCGCGAGGGCTCTTGCCGACAAGCCCCTTGATCTCGCGAAGTGCATCGAGCTCGGCGCGCTCCTCGCGCGTGAGGCCGATCCGCTGCTCTTCGGCGCGGAGCTCGGACATGCGCGCCTCGACCTTTTTCTGGGCCCTCGCCGCGCGCCGCGCGATCCCGCGGTACTTCTCGGTCCCGTCCGGCTTCGCTGGCTCGCCCGGCTTCTCGCCGTCGCCCTCCGCGGACGCGTCGCCATCGCCCTCCGCGGGCGCGTCCGGCTCGCCGTGCTCGGCGGGCGTCTCCTCGCCCCCGGCCTCGCGCCACGCGTCCACGATCGCGCCGCGGAGCTCCGTTGCGTCTCCCTTCGCGCTCGACTCCGACTCCGCGCCGCCGGCGCCCTCCGCGTTCGTGCTCGTCCCCTCGTCAGCCATCGGTTTGCCCCTTTCGTGCGATCCAATCCGCTTGCGCCTCACGCACCGCGGTCGCGTCGTCCTGACCGTCGAACAAGAACACCTGCCCCTTCGGGCAAAGGTGGTTTCGCCGGACCGGAAGCCCCCCGACTTCGTCCGGCGTGATCGTGTCCGAGGGGTGGACGTGAAACGCCACCGGCGTCCCCTCGAACGCCTGCAGCGCTTCGAGTAGCCGGCGCTCGGCGTCGAGCCGCGCCGTCCGCGTCGCCGGGTCCACCGTCGGGCGCGCATCGACCGTGAGGGCCCGCGCGAGCTTCGCGGTTCCTGCGAGCACCCCGAGCCTCATGCAGCCACCGGGGGCGCCTGGGGCGCGGCAGGGGGCGCGAGCGGGGCACCGTCCGCAGGGGGGGCGCCCGGGGGCGCGGGCATCATCGCCGCGGTGTTCGTGAGCCATCCGCGAAGGAGCGACATGCGCTCCTCGTCGAGGTCATCCACGATCGCGAGTTGGTACCGCAGCGCGCCCACCTTCATGCAAAGCGCCAGGTTCAGGATCGGCTCCGGCATGATCGTCGGGTCGAGATCGTCCAGCATCCGATCGATCAACGCGTCGATCGCGTCGCGCGGCGCCGTCGTGAGCTCGCTCTCACTCTCGATGTCCGGGAAGTTCATGAGCCGGAGGATCGTTTCCGGACCCCATCCGAGCGCCTGGGCGAGGCCGCTCGACACAAGCTCGGAAAGCCTCGCGAGCTTCCCCGTTGGCGTGTTCGGGAGCAGGCTCGTCGGCCAACGCTGCAGCACATACCCGTCGTCCAATCGGAGATCGGACCACGCGATCCGTTCCGTCTTCCCCTTCGGCGAGCGGTACACGACCTCGTAATCCGAATCGGCTTCCGCGAGCTCCTGACAGGTCTGGACCACGAGCGTCCCGACGTCGACGGCGAGCCCTTCGTACTCTCGCGCCTGCGGCAGGTACGCCTTGCTCGTCGTATCGTTGTACGTCTCGAGGGCCACGCCGGAAGCGTTCTTCAGCCCGGCCGGGATCTCCGCTCGAGCTGCCATGCTGGACGTGCGAGCGCGCTCGAACGCGCGCTGGTACTGGCGCTCGAGCCACGCGTACATCTCCGGCGCTACCGTCGCAGGAGCCATGAACAGTGGCGGGTTCCCGGTGAATTCACCGATGGTCCCGATTCCGTTCTGGATATGCGCTTTGTTGATCTTCGACCCGCGCTCTACCCACACCTGGAAGCCGGCCTGTTCGTGTGCGATGTCGATCGCGATAGCCGTCTTGTTTACGTTGTACTGGATCCCGACGAGCATTTCGCACACGCCGCGCCCGTAGAATCCGAACGGGCGTCGAGACCATCGCATCACGGCAATCGGGAAATTCGGACGCGTCCACTCTTCGTCCACGAGCGTGGCGCCGTCGCACACGATCACGTGCCGTCCGTCCTCCGCGTCCGGCCCGCTCGGCAGGTGCCACGACTCGATCACGACGATGACATCAGCGACGTACGTGCTGCGAATCGCCCATGGCCCCGAGGGCATCCCGGCCGCTTCGATCGCCGTCGCGTGCTCCGGCCACATTTCCGCGGCCTGACCGCGGTCCATGTACTTGACCCGGTGCATCGAGCGCGGCCGCCGGTCGTACCCGTCGACTTCGTCCACCAGGATTTCCCACGGGTGAACGCGCTCGATCTGGACCTTGCCGTGCGCCGCGAACACGTGGACGAACCCGGTTCCAAACCGGATAGCGTCGTGCGCGCAATCGGGAAACGCCTCCCCATAGACGTCGCATTCCTGAAAGACGCCGTCGACGAACCGGTTTGCTTTCTGGATTCGGCGGCGCATTTCGTACCCGCCCCCGACCGACAGGAACATGCACCGTGGCTGCGCCTGCGTGATCTCCGCGTGCAGCGTGTCGCACACGGTTTCCACGACGTTCAAGCTGAGCGGCTCGAAGTCGAGCGCTGCCCACGCATCCGCGCGGCTCCCGGGCGTGATCTCCGAAGCCGCCGAATCCGTGCAGAGGGAAAGCGCCGTCTCGTACCGGTCGAATTGCGACGTGAGATCCTCACGGATCTTCGTCACCAGCGGCCACACCGCGGACGCAGGCTCGGCGGTCCGCCAGAAACGCACGTCGCTCGGCGGGCCGAACACGGACCACGTCGCGCCCTGCGTCACGACCTACCCCCGAACGGCAGGCGCTGGCGCTTCCCCGCGCCCGCGCGGTACAGCACGTCTTCCGGCGAGCGCTCGTCATCGTCGCCGGCCGGCGCGGGGAGCGTCGCAAGCACCGGTGCGGACGCCGGCGCGCGTGTGAGGTCGATCTCGAGCGAACCGACGCGCAGCACACCCACGCCACCGGCGCGCATCGCGCCGACGAGCGCGGAGAGGTGATCCGGCGTGAGACGCAACGCGGGATCGCCGCCGTGCTCGGGCTGTGG